GCTTTCGGTTACGGGACGGTCGAAATATTCAATTATTTCACGCTTCCGAATTGGAGGTTAACCCATCCGATTGGGATGCTACCCGACAGGAGATTAAGGCAAAGGTTCTTTATGATGCGGAAAAACGGGCCTTGTTCAACAAGGCGGTGGCCGACCGTAAGAATATGATGTTAGAGATATATAATGCCGCACCCAGTACAGAGACTTTGACATCCGATTGGCTGGACCAAGAGATTGACAAACACCTGCATCCTGAGAAATATATCATCGAGGAACATTGGCAAACCTTTTTCGAGGCTTACGAAGAGTTTATCGAGAAGCGCAAGTTGTCCGATTGGCGGGTGCGGGCTATTCAGGTCGTAATCCGAGCGTTGAGGCGGTATGAATTGTATGCCCGCCGGACGATGGATAGTCGGTTTGCGCTCGATTTTGATACCGTGACGCCGTTGGTGTTACGGGACATCGAGGAGTTCCTTCGCAATGAATACACCTTCTGCGACCAATACCCCGAAATCTACGAGGCCGTTCCCGAAAGCCGGAAACCTCAGCCAAGAGGGCAGAATACGATCAATGGAATACTGACTAAACTGCGTACTTTCTTCATTTGGGCGAATGACGTAGGCAAAACGACTAATAACCCTTTTCGGAATTATCCCGTGGAGGAGTGTATATACGGGACACCATACTATATTACGATTGACGAGCGTAACAAGATTTATCATACCAATCTTACCAGGCATCCGCAGCTCGCAATTCAGCGGGATGTATTCGTTTTTCAATGTCTGATAGGTTGCCGTGTGGGCGATCTTTATAAGTTGACCCGAGATAATTTGATAAATGGAGCGGTTGAGTATATTCCCCGCAAAACAAAGGACGGCCACCCGGTGACGGTACGTGTACCTCTTAACTCGATAGCACGTGAAATATTGGACCGTTACGCAGATTATGCCGGCTCGTCGCTTTTTCCACTTATGGCCGAACAGCAATATAACAAAGCGATTAAACGGATTTTTCTCGCTGCGGGGTTGAAACGTAAAGTAACGATCCTGAATCCTCTGACCCGAGAGGCGGAACAGCGCCCGATTTGGGAGGTGGCCTCGTCGCACCTCGCTCGTCGAGCATTCGTTGGAAATCTTTACAAGCAGGTGAAAGACCCGAACCTGGTAGGGGCATTGTCCGGCCACAAGGAGGGTAGCCGGGCATTTGCCCGTTATCGGGACATCGACGATGAAATGAAAAACGAACTGGTTAAAATGTTGGAGTAAATATGAATGATGTGGTATTTTATAATATGTGGGGACGGGAGCGGTATCAAGATTATATAAATCTCCCTTTCAAATACAAAGAGGAACACGAGTGGGTGACTGATTTTCAGAAAAATAATGCCTATTTTTTGGATCATATCAACGAATATGCATCTGGGCCGCAAAAAGCGGATTATGCACTGACTGGATTTCTGGACTGGTATGTAAAAAAACGGGCCGCTAATGATGGGGATGCTGAGTATAAAAGAGAGTATTATGCTGATTGGCTGAATCATACGATTTTTATCTGCGACCATAAGCCTGGCTATGAGTGGGTAGTGGATTGGTGTCGTAGGTATTTGACAACCATGAATATAACAAAAGACGGCAATAGCGTGTTAACCGAAACCAAAATGTGGAATAACGGTAGGACGGGGACATTTCATGCATTTCCGCAGGATGGCGGATATTATGCTTATTTTCTCGATACAATGAACCCAGGATCGTGGCTTGCAGTAGAGAATCGAATTGCTTCAGGCTTGATTGCTTATGCTATTAATTATTTGGAGCTTAATGAATGTAATATTTATACCGAGACTCTATACTCGAGTTATTATGACGAGCAAAAGCGAATTTATGAGCAGGGACATTTTCAGAATGACATCGACGATGGGACATTTGCTATTTATCTGTATAAGCAAGAAAAAAGCCTATATGATCAGAATGTGATCGGAGAGTTTTTATCGGAGGTGGACCGTAAAGAGGTAAAAATGATTTTTGATCATTTCGTTGTACAATATTGCCAGCAATCCGATAGCAAAATCGGAAATATTATCTCTTCAATCGAGGAACATGCACACTTCTCTGTGCAATGGAGTTATGAGCAGGCTAATCGTATATTGGAAGCCTTGCAAAATGAAGGTTTTATTTCTACAAATACAACGATTGAGGTGTTCTATTATAGGATGACCGGACGTGGGAAAGCCTCAGACAATAAGATTGAGTGGGTGAAAAGGGGAAAGAGACGAAAAAAGGACATAAGTAAAAGTGGTTTATTAGATTTCGTTTATTTGGCGCAAGGAAAAGAATGTGATGCGCCGACCCGAATATTCCCCCGTATATTTCAGATTAATAAACTATGTGATACTACCTATACCCGATTTAAGGCGGATGTGGGTAGTGAATATCGAATTGAGTTAGAGGGAATAATGAAATCATAATCTACTTGTTACGGGATCGGGCGTCATTCCTTCACTGTCATTTTGCCTATGGACTGGATGATCTTGGCAGCTTCGGGATCGAGGACCACGGAAATAGGCTGTGTTGCGGCCGTTATCGCCTTGCCGTTGGTCGTCACATCCTGACGGTCGGCAAGATGAAGGACACGGGCAACGATTCCTGAATCGTACTGCCCACATAATGCGCCCTCCAACTGGTCCGCCTCAATAGCCACTCGCACGTGCGTAAGGAGGTCGCAAAACTCATCTTCGTATCGGCGGAATGTGTCTTTGCTGATCTTTGCAAATTGGCAGAATCCCACTAATGTCAGGGGACGCTGTGTTGGAACGGGAATTATTTCCCCTGCCGAAACCTTGTTGATATAAATCGGATTCTCTTTTGCCCATTCGACGTATTCCTCAAACTTGGCTTCAAGGGCTTCGGGGGTATATGCACGAGGGCGGCCCACTTTGCGGGCTGTTCCCGTACGCTTTATTTCATTCTTCATATAGATTAATGGTTAATAAATTAAGCCGACTTTGCTTTCTGGGATACTGCCACCTGCCGGCGCACGGCGTCGTTCTCCTGAATTCCCAGAATGACAGGGTTGTAATTAATTTCCTCGGTTCCCGTGTTTTCGGGAGCGGAGATAGACAGATACAGATCGCCGTCCTCCTCGTACAGATCGACATAAAGGCGGGAATCGTAATCGACGATATAGGGCGTTCCGTTCGATGTTATGGCATACGCTGTGCCGTTAATGCCGTCCGCTTCTGCAACCCATTGGCTGTCTTCATTCTTGCCGTCCAAGCGCAGATAATACGTTGCTGCCACCACTCCGTCCACTTTCAGTTTCAGCAGTTGGCAGTCGCAGATGTCGTTTTCGCCTGTTTCTACCGAATATATGGCGAATATCTGCCCGAATTGGGCTATATACACCGGCTTCGTGTAGTCGAGGTTGTAGAGATCGAGAGCCGTGAGTTTTGCCCGAATGGTGATGATCCGCAGACGGTCCACGACTTTCTGGTAGGAAGCGTATCGGGTCTTTACAATGCCTTCCTCGCCGCCGAACTTCATCCACGGATCGAATACGCCAATACATCGGGCAATGCCCGACATAAACGCTCCCCGCCCCGATAATATCCGTGGCGAGCACTCCGAATAATTGGCGCCGCCTTTTCCGTTATCCTCATAGATCGGCACAACGGCGCAATTTACCCCGTCCGTCGTTGCATTCTCCGACGCCGAGAAAGGCAGCGACACCAGCTCCGTTTCTTTCTCGATATTCTCGTTGCGGATCGTGATGGTGCCGTATGTGTCGGTCTTTACATCGTCGTCGTTGTCGTAGTCGAGGATGTTGCTTTGCGCGAGGTCATCGATGGTGAAAATCGATGCGTCGGGCATATCCACCCGGCGAAAATCGTTCAGTATTACCCGGTCGCTCCAGTCGATGATGTCGTTATTCTGAACATTGGCGATTATGTCATCGATGCTTATCAGCTTGATCGTGTTAGGGCTGTCCTTGTCCGCATAGGCGAACAGACCGTTCATGGACATCAGGGCGAGGATAAAATCGCCCTGGGAAATGTCGGGGAGATTGGGGGCGACGGGGAATCTTGTAGGGAACGCACAATCGGTCCAATTTGCCCAAATATTTACTGTTAATGGAGTTGAATATGGGTTTGATATATATATTTCACCTGCTGGATCTTCATAATGAAGTAAAATTTCGGTGTTTTCTATTAACGGATAAGTTATATCAAGCGGCACAAAATTGAATCTATATACATTAACTCCATCACCAGTAGAGCCAACCAGTTCTACATTGTATGATGTACCTAATATTGTGGATTTTACTATTTCGGAATTACCATCCAATTCAGTAAGCATTATATGCATCTCCTTGGGATCTCCCCATTCTGGCGGCCTATGTGTAAAATATCCATATGCTCCTGTTCCATTACTCGGTTTAATCGTAATATGTACTGATAAATCCGTTTTATTAAATTTTGTAGTACAAGATCCATATGCTATCTCATGCGGGTCTTTGATTATATTACCCCGGCCTAATACACCGTATATTTGATTCTTAAAATTTGTGCTATTAGCCGTAAATCGCAATGCTTCTGCCTCATTCGATATTTCATCCCCATTTTTTGATACAAGCGGAATAATAGGTCCGAGGTTTTTGCTGTACGCCAGCCGCTCCTTGCCATCGATAGTGATCCCGTTATACTTTTCGATAGCCGAAAGAATTGTTTTCACCTGCACGGACGGGTGCAAATACTTGGGGTTCGACAACCCCATTCCGAAATTCACGCCCCAAAACGCTACGCCGGGGTATTCATTGGTCGTATTTCCTTCTAAAATGGTCGTGTTTTCGTTCCAGTCGATGCGCTCCGCTTCGAGTTCTTCCAGTTGCGGCCCCAAATCCCGCAGGCCGTTATCAAACAGAGGCTGAAAGTTATCCACGTTGCCCCACGTAAGCGTTACATTGATCGTATCCGCAATATCCGTTACCACGGCGAACCCCTGCGTGAACAGTGGCACCCCGTCCTGGTACAATGCCGCCGGGAGGCGCACATACGGAGCGTCGGCATCCACATCCGGACGGGCTGCCTGACCGATAGCCTGCATATTCGTAGGCGTAGGCGGCAGCGCAACATTGTAGGAACGGTTCGACTGGATGCTGTCGAGGCTCGAAAATATTGGGCTTTGATAGAGCAGGGTTACGACTTCGTCACTCGACAGGTCGCACAAAATATCATTGATATAAAGTTCGTAGGTCGTCATATGTAGTTATTTTTCTAATATTTGATTTAACAATTAAAATTCCGGAGCGTTTAAGTATTAGCTCCTCTTGCTTCCGTTCGTACTCTTCGCACCTGCGCCGGGTACGCTCCAGCAACTCTACAAGTTCTTTCTTATTCAATCCTATTGTCAGCGTGCTATCATCCCGCCGACCACCTCTGCGTTTTTCTTTAGGATTTATCCGGCTCATTTCCCCGTTTTTTCGTACTTTTGGCGTGTTGAGAACCAAAGTGCGGGGGAACAGTTTACGGCCCTTGCTTTCGAGGATAGGCGGGCGCAAATACCGCCTATCCTGATCTTCGTCTCATCTTGTCATATCACACGCGAAATCTGCCCGCGTCGAATCCGTTTGCCATATAGAAAGCGATTTTGTCGGCTGTGTGTCGTTCATCACCCCGAAAGCAAAGAGCTGTGCCGAAACCGAATTGGGAGGATTTCGGATAGCGTTCGTAGGCGTTGCCGTCCTCGTCTTTCGCTTTGGGTGCTTTGAACACCTCGTAATAGGTCAGTCCTTCGGAGGTGGTACGCTTGTAACAATACATCCCGTTAGCCTCGTTGTGGGCGATTTTCTCGAATTTGTCGCCGAATTTTGTAAACTCGTCCCGCAATGGCGGGTAAAACATCTGTTTTTTCATATCCTGTTTCTGAATTTTCGATTATCTTTCGCGTCGTGGGTACTTGTTCCACCCGGGTATTTTCATGCGCTCAAATCGCAACTATCGCTAAAACGGCCCGGCCTCTCGGTCCGGTTCTACATCCGGGCTGTCGTAATCGGCTATACGGGTCAAGCTCTCGTTATGTCGGAAAATCACGCATCCCGTCGCCCCCTCCCGGTTCTTGGCGATATGCAGCAGCCCGACGCCCTCGGCCGGAATGGTCCCGTATCGCCCCGCGTCTATCTCGGCCCGGCCGTACACCGCCGGACGGTCGAGGAACAACACCATATCGGCGTCCTGCTCGATGGCTCCCGATTCCCGGAGGTCCGAAAGCATCGGGGTTTTATCGGTTCGTTCCTCGATTTTGCGCGACAACTGCGACAACAGTATGACGGGCACGTCGAGTTCCTTTGCGAGCAACTTCGCGGCCCGGCTGGCGGCCGCGATTTCCCGCTCGCGGGTGCTGTTCGTGTTCCGGCTTGCCGTGTCGAGCAGTTGCAGATAGTCGATAATGACCATCCCGCACCGTCCCCGGCGGGCCATAGCCTTACATTGCGAGCGTATATCCCCCATCGTGATATTAGCGCGATCGTTTAGGTAAACAGGCATTGCCGAAAGGTCCGCGGCGGCCCGTTCGAGTTCGTGCCAGCTGTCGGCGTCTAT